ACCTTGAATTTATTGAATTTTTCCAAGATGGGAACCTTGGGAACCCGTGCGTTTGTATGGGTTCCCAAGGTTCCCATCGTTAATACCTAAACAAGTTAGCCTCTAAACAGCAAGACATTGAATCTAAAGAATAATTTAAAAATTGAGTAAAAATTACACATTCCAATCTAGGAAGAAATCACAACGGTTGCTTTCTCTCGCGGCCGATGAACTTGAGAAAACAGGAAACCAAACCTGGGCAGTTCAACCGAAACCAGAAACCTAAAACCAAACAAAACATCGATGAAAAGCCAATCTCTAGCAGGTTGGCTTTTTTTATTTTTACGACCCTCTTGCGTTGGCGATATAGCAACACTATAGTAGGTAGTGTGAGCGAGAGAGTGAGAGCAAGAGCAACCCGAGCAAGAGGAGTGACGAAGATGAATGCAGCACAAATGACCGGAATGAGAATGACGCACGCAAGCATGATTCCGGCTACGAAAACAGCGCGCGAAATGGCGCTCACAAGCCACAAACTTAGCAAGGATGGGAATCGAGCAACAACGCAGGATGGACGGATTTGGACGTGGATCGGGAATGAGTGGCGCGGCTAAACTATCCAAAAACAAAAAAGGGTTCAGGATAAACCTAAACCCTTTTTTGTTTTTCCATGCCTCACACAAACGACAATTTATAAGGTATCCCATGATGTTTATTTTCCGCAACATCCAACCTCACCAAAATCTTTTCTTTCTCGCTTCCATACTCACTCGACATATCCAGTTCAAAAACTCTTCCACGGCAAGGAGCTAACAACATTCCAATTCTTGTGGCTTTCGCTTTCTCTCCATTTGCTTTGCCAAAATCATATTCAACTTGATCCGCAACAAAAACAAGTTCTTTTGCTGTTCTCGAAATTGTTCCAAGCAATTCGGGCCGATAATCGTTGATCCACCATTGCCGAATTAAATCGAGCAAGGCAAGTTCTCTTTTGTCATTTTGTCTCAATTCTCCAGCGTTCCCGTTCCAGTTTTTGAATCCAAGAAACTCAACAAGCCCACCAATTTTTTTTGAATAGTCTTCATAACTACCCCATGAAACATCTTTCTCTGGTGCGCCAGCATTTAGCCAATGCCTAATCAAAACTAAAGCCGATTCAATGATTTTCCACCGATTAATTTTAACAAAATCTGGTAATTTATACTTAAAATTGGATCGCTCCCAAGGTCTAGCCGTTTTAGCATCGAGACGAATCAGGAGCGTTCTCCGTTGCATATCGCCTTCAACCCTGCAATTATTCCCGGTTGCCACAAAGATTTGGACAATCAAGAATGTAGCATCTCGCGATTCCCCTAGGATTCGAGCGCTCCACTTCCTTTGAGTGAGAAGAGAGCAAAGCGGAGCATTATCAAGTTTTCCAACAATATTATCAAATAAAATAACTTGAGGTGAAGGAAGCAAACTAGAAACAATTTGCTTTCGCCATTCATCATCATTTGATTTAGGAACCTGGATCGAATGAAGTTCTGAACCAACAAACGGATAAAGCAAAGACTCCGCAAGCATTCCTTTCCCTGTTCCTTTTTCGGGTGCTTCAATCAAATGAAGAGGCGTAGGTCCATCAATCAAATCTCGAATGAACGGTAAGAAAAACAAAGAAATTGCATTTGATCGGCTTGCTTCGTCTGCAAACGGAAACCCTTCAAGGTGGTTCGAGATAATCCCAATTGAATCATTGACCTCCTTTTCTGTTGGCTTGTTCGGAATCTTACCTATGCTTCCATTTTGATTCTGTAGGTATAGATAGCATGATGAAACCGGATCGTAACCGTGTTTAACAATCAATTCCCCCTGCCGATTGAAGAACGGCGTTGACACAACTCGATGGAGAAACGGAATCGGCATAACTGGCGACGAATCAAGACCGGAAGCCAGCGTTAACGGTGGATGAACCTGATTCTTAACGCTTTTATTTGGCCCGTTCCCTTCATAGAAGTAAGCAATTTTAGCAAGCTCAGATTGGATGCTTCTAGGACATAATGTAGAGATCTTCGCTTCCCCAAAATCACCGATCCCAACTGTTGATATTTTTGAATTATAACGGAAGTAACTCGGATTCAAGCCGTTGAATGTCTTGATTGCGTTCCAGGTTTCCGTTTCTAGGCGTTCTAAATCCCCATGATTCACCATTATTTCCGAGAGTTTGCCGTGCTTATTTTTTGCAGCCTTTTTTTTCTTGCCCTCCTCTTGATCTTCTTCTTCGACAACGCCAAATCCGTATTCCGGTTCATCGTTTGGCGTTTCTGTTTCGGAAACGCCACTTTCCAAAACGGATACTTCGTCAACTCCAGCTTCGAATTGATTTGCTTCGATCGTTGCTTCCATCGCTTGCCTTTCGTATTCGAGTTCAAGTTCGCTTTTAGGAATCTTGATTCCTGTAAGCTTTGCAAGATGCTTGCAAGCTGCGACGTGATCACTAGCAAGCCCAACATCAATAATGTAATCAAAAACAGACAAAGACTTTCCAGATTCGAAATCATGGTATTTCCCTTTTTCGGCCGTTCCAGTTCCGTCCGAAACTCCGGCGCTTAGTCTTCCTCCAGCAAGACTGCGATCAGTATGAACCCAGATCCAACCGTTTGATCTTTTTTGATCTGTCAACTTAGAACCGTAAACCTGCTTTAAATCAAGTGCTTCAAGCGCTTTCTCTCTCCAGGTTTTCCAATCCAAATTATCAGAAGTGGCGTTGTTTTTTGCTTCGCTTGCTGCTTTACTTCTCTCAAGTGGGCTTGTTTTTTCCGCTTTAGCTTTCGGCTCAGGCTGCGCAACTTCGATCCGTTCTTCTTTTGGGATCATATCTTCAAGTTTTTTGATTGCAGCAAGACATTGATCTTGCGTATATCTCGAAACTTCATCAACTGATTCAATGCAAATCGATTCATCCAAATGACTAGAAGAATAAAATTGATTGTTTCCCTGTTTCGCTCCGTGCCAAAAAGGTAGCCAAACCATGTTGCCAAGTTTTTTCGAGTGTGCTTTGGCTTGTTTCGGAAATACTTCAAGCGGGCTTTTTCCGGGCTCTGCAATTCCACCCTTGGATGTTTTGGCGTTCCTCGGAGCGAGCAACCATAAAAGTTTTTTTGCGATTCCCGCGTCAACTTGCTCGGAGAAAAAAATCCAAGTATGCCAACCGGATCCGCTTGAAGTTTTCTCTAAGTAAACATTGACGCCAACTTCTCTTCCAAGCTCAACAATTTTCTTGGCTTCTAAATCCGGCTCCAAGCATCCAACGGCATGACCACTTCGAGACTCTGTTTTTGCTTTCCCGTTATACTGTGAACCTTCAGAAACCTTGATTCCATCAACGTCTACGCAAGCAGCCTTAACCGTGTTACGATCCGGGTTTAACAGGTAAACCCCAATTCTGTTTGGCTTAAATACTGTGTTATTGTCAAATTCCAGAGCAAAAGGTTTGCTAAACTCCCCAAAAACATGATAATGCAATATCTCCTTCAATTCACTTTCGCCACCATGCCACATTCCAGGATTCGGAATTCCCCTCGAATTGCGAAAGGCAACAACGTCTCTCCTATCAAAAAATAAATCCTCAAGGATCTTGACTTGTCTTAATTTTGTTTCAACATCAAACGATTTAATGTTCAAGCTATTCATATCTTCCCTCTCTTTATTGTAGCATTTAATGGCAAAAATAGCAAAACGGCATTTTATTTGCCGTTTTGTTTGCTACACTTCAAAATGATTCCAGCGTTTTGCATATAAATTGAATTCATAAATCGACATTGCCAAAAACTTTCCTTGCCTTCCCTCAACAGAACAATAAACCATCCATCCATCGTTATCTTTTACAACATACTCAACCTCTACCGCTGTTTCTCTTGAATGAAATGAAGCATATCTAACGGTATACTTTGTTCCATACTTAAATTCAGGAGTATCACTTACGCTTGAACAGTTATTGCATATACATTTTTCGCCGTGCTTAATTCCGTTAAAGACCCTCATTTACTGTATTCACCTGCCGTTTTGTTGAATGTATCTAGCGTCATCCATTGATCGTTTGATTTGACTCCATTCACGGAATAATAAACTTTCCAAATTTTACCCAACCTCTCGACTTCAACAACCTCGATTGTCGTTGTTTTGTTTTGTATCTCGTTCCATAATCAAAAACTGGAACCTCTCTGAACATACAACATTTCATACACTCGCATCTGTCTGTATGTTCAATTCCGAAAAAACTGGCATATCAAATCCCCTGTCTTGTCCAAACATCCAAAAGTGTTCTTCTTTTATCAACAACAATGGTGTCTGCAACTTTTCTTAACCCCCACGGATCACCGATCAAAATGCAAACATTTTTCGCCCTCGTTACTGCCGTATACATCATTGCCCGGCTAGCGCTGAATGAATGCGATTTGTGGAATACACAAATAACAATCGGGATTTCACTTCCTTGCATCTTATGAACTGTTAGCGCGTTTGCATGAGCTAAATTTCCCTTGGCGTCTCCACTTATAAGTTTTGGTTCGTCGTGTCCGTCAAACTGAATAAATAAATCTTTCTCTTTTGCGTGTGATGGCGAATCAAAAATGATACCAATCGTTCCGTTCATTACTCCAATTTTATAATCATTCTTGATTTGAATCACTTTATCGCCAACAAGAAAGGGTGGTTTCTTGGAACGTCCATCTGGTTCAAATTCAGCAACTTCTACACCATAAACCTTCCTTTGAATGAGCGGTTGAAGCTTAATGTTTAGCGTTTCCGTTCCAACTTCACCTTTGTGTTGAGGAACAAGAATCTGAACGTCCCTCTGTAAATCGATCTTTTCCTTTCCTGGAACAACCAATCTTTCAATAGGGCAAACTTCGCTTCCTTCTTTATTTTGAAAAAGAGAAAGGATCAGGCGTTGGCAATCAATGGCTTCCGCGTTTTTCTTTGAATCCATCAAAAACCACGCCGGGAACTCCCCATCATTCAGTTTTGTTCTATGCGGTTTGACAACTCCATTCAAAATCAGATTACAATTCTCCTTCAATTCCCCCGCTTGACGCATGACTTGGGTTAGTGCAAAAACAGGGATGATTTTGTTGTTAATAATGTCTCGAAGTGGATTTCCATATCCAATCGGAGGTAACTGATTTGGATCTCCAACCAAAATCAGGTTTGTTTTGTTTGGATCGATTGCCTTGAGCAACCTATAAAACAACTCAATTGATACCATTGAAAATTCGTCAACGATCACTAGATTGGATGGAAGTTTGTTGTGTTCAGAAAAGCCCCATTCACTCCCATTATACGCCAGCAACTTATGAATTGTCTGGCCGTTTAGATATGTCGTCGTTTCTGGTTTATAAAACAAATCATCGAACATTCCGCCAAACTCTTCATCTTTATTTTGTTCTTGCTCCGGTTTGTCTCCAATGATCCCATACTTGTTGATTGATTCCGTGATCCGTTGTGCTGCCTTGCCGGTTGGAGCACAAAGAGAAATCTTGTCTTTTCCTCTCGAAATATACTCTTTAATAATTGCTGCAATAGTGAAAGTTTTCCCAACTCCAGCGCTACCAGTGATCACAATTGCGGAATGCTCAAGTGCTCCCTGGACCGCTGCAAGCTGTTCAATGTTTAAATTGCTAATCTCATGCTTGACAACCTTATCTTTTATCTTGCTTTCGGTTGTCGAGTATTGCCTAAGTTTTTCGAGGACTTCCTTTTCCTGGTTATATGTATGCCGCAAGCAAACGCGATCGCTTCCATCCAGCAACAAAACGCCTTCACATTCAATTTCAAAACCTTTAGCGCTTTGTTTTTTGTATGGCAACATCAAAGCAGACAAGGCATTCTGTATTTTTTGCTTGGAGTCAAGACAATCCAAAATCAGAATCTTGTTCGCTCTGTCAATCAAATCATCAAGCTTAATCCACGTGCTACCCTCTTGCAAATCCTCTTTTACAGTATGCAAGATTCCGGCCTTCAGCCTCGAATCGTGCTCCTTGCTCACTCCCATCTTGCGCGCAATTTCGTCAACACGGACGAATCCGAACCCATCAATAATATCAATCATTTGGTATGGATCATCTGTCAACGATTTAATGGCGTTCCCACCAAAAGCATCAATGATTTTGTTGATTTGTGATTCCGTAAGCTCAAACTGAGCAAGCCACGTGGCGGTTGAATTCCGATAACTATTTTTGCGCCAGACATCTCGAATTAAATTGATCTGTTCGATCGACATTCGGGCAGCCTTCGCCATTTCATGCGGACGCTTCTCTAGCGCTTCCTCGAAGTTAGCTCCAAATTCATTCGCAAGAATCGCAGCCTTCGCTTTCCCTATTCCCTGAAAATCTCGACTTACGGCGAGATAATGAGCCAACCCGTCAACTGTTAGGTTGGCTCCCGAACTTGTGGCATACTCAAACTTTGCTGCTTTGAATTGCTTGCCCCATTTCGGATCATGTTCAAAATCACCAAATAATGTAACGAAATCGCCAACCCCGAAATAAACGGGGCCACTAAAATTGATCTTATTTCCATCGGAATCAACAATGAAGCCAGCGGAAAATCTTTGGCTTGAATAGTTGAGCTTGTCAATAACTCCGGTTATTTGTGTCGAGTAAACAAACTTTTTTTGGACAGATTTAGGAGCCATAAGTTGCGAGCCTCTTTGCTGCGGATCTCAGAAAGTTTTCCGTGAAAAATCTAGCGTGCTGCCTATCTCCGCAAAAGAAAATCGGAATTCGAAATACACTCGAAATCGTGAACACCTTAGCCAAGACAACTTTAACGGAGACATTTGATCTAAACTTGTTTTCGTAAATATCTTGAACGCTACCCTCAACAACGATACAGGAGAATTTGTGCCGAACCAACAAGTTCAATTCAATGGCGAACCGTTCCCAATCTTGCACAATGGTGTTAACAAAATCCTCCACTGTTTTTCGCTCAACAGCCACTTGATTCGGTAGCTCTTTAATCCCATAGTCTCCGGCCGCTAGCTTGACAGTCTCGGAACCTTCGAAATCGTAGCCGTATTTTTCTCTGGTATCCTGAATGATCGTGAATTTTAATTCCATAATAAAACCTCATGTTAAATAAAAAACCCTAAACCAATTCAATTATAGGATGAACAAGGAAAATTAAATCGGTTTAGGGTTAATAGATTAACTAAAACGGCAAATCTTCACCATCTTCTTCATTATCCTCAACAAGCTCGGCTTGAACTGCTTCAGCTTTTGTCGCTCTCTTTGGTGGTTCAGGCTTGACGGATAGTCCGCCTGATCCGTCAAATTTGTTTCTGATCATCCTATTGAAATACAAGTTTGTATATTCTTTGCCATCCTTCTTGCCTGTTGTCGTCTTGATGGTAAAGGCGAGAATGATTCCCGAAAATCCAAGTCGAATATTCGGATCTTTCAGTTGTGACGGTTTAATGTTTTCCTTCCCAACAATCCTAAGATTATTCTTCAGGAGTCCGAGCTGCAATTCATCGTCAAAAAAATTCGAGACAAACGCCATCCGGCCAACATATTCAACCGGATTCAAAACACTCAATTGCCAAGAAAACGAAACGCGCCCATTCTTGGTCCTTTTCAGCGAAACCTCAACTATCTCTCCCTCATACTTCCCATCGGGAAGTTTCCCCATATCGCGAGCTTCGGTTTTTTCATACTGTTCATCAAGGCTCTCATCAAGCCCAAAATCATCATTGTCCAAATTCACCATGAAAATCAACCTCCAATTAAATCAACAAACAAAATCAGTTTTTTCTTTCTTTCTTCTCGATCTTCATAAGCTCAATGGTTATTTTGTTCTTTTCACTCTCTTTCTTTGTTGCGAAAACGAAATCAGTTATTTTTTGCGCCCGTTTGACGGACGGCCCAAAATGCCCATTCAACAGCCCGTCAATGTAGCTCACGGAAAAACCGAGCTGGCTCGAAAGCCAAGCTCGATCCTTTCCCTTTTTTCCAAGCCATTCATCTATTTTTTCCACAATCCCCATCGAAAACCCTCTTTTGTTGCTACCAACCAACGAAGAAAACAATACCTCTTCAGCGCTCACTTGTCAAGTCCTGCTATAAATTTTTATAGCAACGCTTGACAGGAATACCGTGAACCTGTATAGTAGCTCTTATGGTCGCAACGCAAGAAAACAAAATTCAAGTTCAGATCCCAAACGGGATCTTCACAATCAAGAGTCCATCCGGTGATCATCGGACATTCCGGGTTCATACCTGGAAACAAAAGGAAGGCGAAATAAAAACAACGAGATCAATCGGTCTGTTGGTTGGAGAAAAAAATACAACAGATTACAATGATTTCGCTTTCGTAGACGGAAAAAAAATCATCGTTTGGAAAAAATTCAGAGGGACACAACTGGAAAAATTTGCCGTTTTGGTTCAGGACATGCTTTTTGGTTCGCATTACAAGAACATGGGAATGGAATTATTGATCACTAAAAATTGTATGCGCTGCAATCGAGCGCTAACAACGCCACAATCGATCGAGGATGGCATAGGTCCTGAATGCAAACAAATGATGGGATGGTAACGGAATGGAAGATGTAAACGTTTTCAATAATCAAACACAGTCATTGGTTAGGCAAACACTGGTCAAAAGAATTGATGATTCCAGTTTTTTTGAACAAGCGCTAACGATGGGAGACGTGTTCGCAAAGTCGAACTTTTTCAACGATAGTCGCGGTGCTGCTCAAGCCGTTACTAAAATAATGGCAGGAAGAGAACTCGGGTTTTCCCCGATTTCGAGTATGACAAGCATTAACATTATCAATAGTAAAATTTCATTGTCTGCAAATATGATGGCCGCGATCATTCGGCGCAGTGGCGTTTACGATTACGAGATATTGCAGCTAGACGATACCGTTTGCTCGATTGAATTTTCGAGGAATGGTAAAAAACTTAATCCTATTGTCATGTTCACAATGGAAAGGGCCAAGAAAATTATTATCAACGGGAAAAAACTTGTTGATAAAGAGAACTGGATCAATTACCCGCAAAATATGCTTTTTGCTAGAGCAATGTCAAACGGCTTTCGGTTTCATTGCCCTGATCTTTCGGGGGGCTCCATATACACTCAAGATGAAATCGAAAGCGATTTTGTAATTCAACCGCAACCAAAAACAGAATTGCAAGCGGAGCAAAAAGAACAAGAAGAGGAGAAAAGGAAAGCTGAACAGCAAGATCAACTAATGGAAAAAGCTCGCAAGATAGTTAAGAAAAAGTTTTCAGGTAGTGGCTTTTTCATGGATTACTACGGCGAACCAACTACCGAAAATCTCAATGCTTGCATTTCGGATATAAAGGAATCAGGCAAAAAGATTGCGGAAGTGACAGAAGAGGAATTATTGTTTTTCTGCCGTGCCAAATACGGCAATGCAAAGGATAGAACAGAATGAGCCTGAACAATCCCCACAAAACCAAAAAATCAACTCGCGTTGGGTTACGCAATATCCAAAGTGAAGCAACAAGAGTGGCGGTTGCAAAACGCCGATTCAATTCGAAGTCCAAGGGGCTTGGTTATCTTGCTGCTTGCGATTTCTTGGGCGAACCCGCCAAATCCTTCTTTACGAATCTTGAACACAACTAAATGACATGGGCGAGTTTTCGCCCATGTCCAATCTGGAATTGAAATGGACTTTGAAGAATACGTTAAAGTCAAGGCCGCAAACATAAGCGCCCTCCTTGAACTTGAGAAATCAGTTCTTGATTACAAGCACGCCATAGCGCAACAAAGGAAAAAAGATAAAAAAGATTTGCTTCTTGGTCGTGCGATCCATTGCCTAACTTTCGAACCGGAAACTTTCGATTCTTTCTACCAAATCAACCCCTACGATTCATTGAAATCAAACGAAGCAAAGGAATTTGAAGCAGACGCAACCAGGAAAGGAATTGCGCTTCTCAACAAAAAAGACTATCAAGCGACCCATGCAATAAGCGAAACAATCCGTAAACACAAACAGTTCAAGCTGCTTGTCAGGGATGGTCAAGCGGAAAAAACAATCCTCGAAACGGCTTCCGGTCTTGCCGTCAAGGGACGGCTTGATTATGTCAACGACGAATTCATCTTTGATTTGAAAACAACTAAAAGCTTGGAGTCATTTAAATACGATTTTTTCAAGTATAAATATCATGTAAAAATGGCGTGGTATCAGTATCTTGATCTTTTGGACACAGGGGGAAAGTTAAAGAAAGTCATTGTCATAGCAGCAAGCAAGGAAACCCCGATCGATGTTGTTTTCTACAACATAAACCAAGACATTCTTGACTTTGGAGCATTGAAATACGAGGAACTAATCAAGAAACTAATCGAACTCCGTGAACTTGGCAGTGAATATGACGGACGATCTGAGGAAGTGATCGAAATGGAGACGCCGGAATGGATGCAAAAGCAGTTGAGCTAGAGACGGCAAGAATCAAATCAATCATGGCAAACGCCAAGCATGATGGAACCAACGAAACAATCAAACAAATAATGGATTTCATATTGTCGGAAATGAACAAGCCGCTTCAATTGGATCAACTTTATAAATTCATGTTCGATCTTAACTCGAAAGCCAGCAATTACGCCACCGAAACGCGCAACAAATACGAGGAAATGAGAGGGGATCTGTTTTATGGGAGCTAACAAAATTAAGATTGAACTCAGGGACGAAAAATCCAAAAAGCTTGTTGAGTTAATGTCCGCCCAATTTCTAGCTGGAATGGATTTTTGTTTGACTGAGATAAACAGGCTAGAAGTCAAGAGCATGGAAACTGAAAACAGGCAACCGACGCTAGAAGAAATAAGATATTTTCTATCGTCTGCTATTTCTGAATCAAGGGACGCAATCAGGGAATTGACAAAACATGACTCACCGTATCACAAACAACAAAGATTATAGCCATTTGTGTAATTTTGACATAAATTCAATGTGTTTTATTTTGAGCGTTTTGGGTTCGTCAATAGCACTCGTTCAAGATGGGAAGGTTGTCATTTCAACAATGCTAGTTCGCGGAGTTACCAACTAATGAGCCTGAATTTTTTTGAAGATGAACAGAATCAAAAAGGAACCAACATTCAAGGTTATGTCAAGGAGGTGTGCATTTTATATTTACAAATCAAAGACAATTCATGGAAATTGAAGAGATGATGTTCCGTTCCAATCATTTTTGGAAAAGCATCACATCATTATCTTTAATTCTCTTCATGTTGGTGAATTAAATCATAGGTTAGGTTATTGTCATTTTGACAGATTGCTTTATCGGAAAGAAAGCAGAATCCAGAGAGAAAAACAACGGAATAAACGCAAATGGCAATCCATAAAGATGAGATTGAGTTAGCAAGACTAGCGCTTGCAGTTCACGGAAAATCAAAATTGATCGGAGACAAATGGTGGACCCATGAATCCGGCATAGCAACAGGGAGAATTAAAGAGATAATGGAGGAATGGAAGAGAAAGGAATTATTTGATTATGATGTAACGTTTAGATCCGGCTGGCTAACAGACAAAGGGCTAGCTTTTTGGCATAACTTTATAGCAGATATGGATCAGGACATTGCTTAACAATGAAGATATAAAAACAGAATCAACAATCTATCGTCCTGGAAGTTTCTCTCATTACAAAGCGCTATCGGAGAAGCAAGCAAAGTATATCAAGATTTTAGAGTCTTCAAACGCCGCCCTTCTCGAATCTCTCCAGCGGCTTGAAGCTCAACTAAAAGAAGCACAAACAAAAGCAAGTCAAGAAACATAAATCTTGGCTTGCCTCATCTTTCGGAGTCAACACCATGAGCGAATTCATTGGCAATCTCGGAATTGGAAATATCAATTCAATATCGCTACACAACATCCTAAACGAAACCGTTCAAGTTGAAAGCCGTGGAAGTTATTCAGCATTCAATCCCAACGACAACGGCAAGGGGATTTCAGTTGGAATCGTTCAGTTTAATCAACAAACAGGAACGCTTCTTGAGCTTTTGGAAAGATGTTATGATTCATCTGAATTGGTATTTCTTGGGATATTTAAAAAGACTCCAGCGGAACTTATAAAACTTGACTTGTCCAACATGAAAGAGCAATTCCATGAATTCGGAGAATTTGAAGCGTTCAAAATCCAGCAAGACAAGCTAGTGATCGAGCGCTATTTTATTCCAGCCGCTCAAACTGCTTTGCATCTTGGCATGGCAAATGAAATCGAGCTAGCTGTTTTGTTCGATATTTCAATTCAGTTTGGTGTAGAAGGAATGAGAAAAATAGCAGGATACGCAGGGAAAAAGAGACAAAATTATCTTGATTATGCGTATCTTTGGAGGATAGCAAACAGAGCGGATCAACTCTCCCACTGCAACCGACGGCGAGACATTATCAATTCGAAGAAGTTGAATATGTTTCGATGCTTCGTTCGGGTTATGATGTCAGATTTTAATATTGACATTGGATTTAAAGGACTCCAAGTCTTGCTTTTTCAGAATATGATCAATTGTGTTCTTCATAACAAAACAAACAACCCAGCCGATTTGCTACTAAAGCAAGATGGGGTATTTGGAATGAAAACAGCACAATCATTAGTGATGGCATTGGAGTCTATCGGATTAGGCGGATCTGGAATCGATTGCACTATCCCATTGAAACACATTGGAATAATCGTAGATTCTTATGTTGAAATTGTTGCCAGCGAAGAGAGCATAAAAAATGCACACAAAAATACTTAATTCAATCATTCGTTTCTTGGCATCATTTCGAGCATCAGGCAACATATCTTCAGTTGATTTTTGGGAATATTAAAACAAAAAGCCGGGAACATTTCCCGGCTTTTAAATTCGCAACCGAAATTCCTACAGAAGATCGAGTCGCTTTTGCGCCTCTTCCAACTCGGCTTGAGCCTGAGCAATGGCATCCTTCTTCTTGAGGATCTGAACCGCTTTGTTCAGTGGCTCAAACATGCTGTTAATGGCTGAAAAAATCTTCGTGGCCTCTTCCGCAAGCGGACCAAAACCATCCTCTCGATTATTTTCCCGAGCCATTCTGGACGAATCCAGAAGGGCATCTTGCAGCGTGGAAGCTGCATTTTTAAGCCCCCGAAGCTCCGAAAACTTCGCCGTCACCTCGGCCGGGAGTTCAACTTTTTCACGCCGCTTATATGTCCGCTTGGGCTTGTCGGACTCTGCAACAGCACTATCATCTTCAACACTGCCTGTCTGTGTAGGCTTTAGCGATTCGGAAACCGCAACGGTTCCGCCATTGGTTTCTGCGGTCTGCTCAACAACCTGAATCTTGCGTGGTCTTGCCATTTCAAAAACTCCTTCTTTGTGCGCCAAATTGCGCTCTCAACTTGTGTAAGTATTATATAATCCGAATCCAAAACAAAGTCAAGCTCATCACGACTTATTCTAAAAAAACTCAAAAATTTAGCTTTTGATTTTTTGCCTTAGTGATGCTATATAATAAAGAGAAGGACGGGACAGAGATGAGCGCAAGAAGCAAAGGCAAATGGCAAGGGATGAACTGGATTCGACAAGACAAGCGCCTTGCCATCTATTTGAGGGATGGCCTGGCTTGCGCTTATTGTGGCTCATCAGTGGAAGAGGGCACACAGCTTACCCTCGATCATATTGTTCCGCACTGCAAGGGTGGATCCAATAAGGAGGATAACCTGATCACCTCTTGCCATAAGTGCAATAGCACTAGAGGCTCCAGAGATGTCTATGAATTTGCGTTAGCTGTGGCGCAATATATAGGAAGAAACGCTAACGAAATCATGGATTTCATCGAGAAAAAAAGAAATGTTTCGCTTGGCTCTTTCAGAATCCAAGCCAAGGAGATCATCTTCAATAGGAAGAAGGAGGTAGAAATGCTCCCGACCGAAAACCCAACCCAACAACGCTAGCCGAAACTGGTGTTGTTTTATTTTTGTCAGATCCACAAAACCTCTTGTTTTTCTGGATAGAGATACTATAACAATAGTGTGAGCGTTGCGAATGGGCGCAACGCAAGAAGAAAAGGATAGCAGAATGTTTTACATCTCACACAGTAACGGAATAATTTGGGGCATCGGCAGGACTGAAAATTCTGCCCGCAACGACGCGCGAAAATACTGCACGGACAACATCGATTTTTCCGTGTGTAGATGCACGCGATCACTGTATAATCACGTGAAAAAGAACGGATATGACAGTGCCCACCCAGACATTTCATGGGGTTTCACTAAAAATGGAACCGCCTACATTGTCAGTCGAATGACTGATTGTAACGTTTAATTATCTAGCCAAGCATGGTTCATTTTTGCTAAGTTGGGTGAATCATGCTTGGCTTTTTCTTCATTACAGCGCGATGCTAATATTAAATCAAGGAGCCATTCGTGACATTGCAGCAGCTATTTTATCACGCAAATTGTTTTAACGAATCGAAGCATCCAAGTATCTTGGGAAATAAAATGAATGTTGTCAGAGAAACAACGTCGCAAGGCGGAGAAATAATTTTAACCTGCTCAGATGGGAGATGCGCCTACGGAACAGTGATCGAAATATATAGAGCTATGGTATGGCTCTATCCAGATTATTTTAGCGTTGGCATTTGCGAATTTTAAATAGGCTAAGTGAAATATGCTGACACTAGCACAAAAAGCATTCATTGACATAGAAGGAAACACTGATTCAAGAGGTTTTGAAGTCTGGGTTCATCATAGCAAACAAACTGTTTTTGGCAACGGAGAGTTATTTGAATTTTCTGACAACTCTAAATTGTTCAGATCGGTTGATGGAACCGTCTCTATCTCGGGAGGTTACGAGAATGAAGAGAGCGTATAGGGGCACGGAAACAAACTGGAGTGAGTTTCCAGTTCCAAATGATTTCAAAACCCAAATCGAATGGGCGCTAGCATTAACCGAATGGAGGAAATTTGAGGGAATGAGTCAAGCCGAGTTAGCAAAAACCTAGGAGTAACACCAAGTTTCATTTCCTTCCTTGAAACATGCCGGGAACGGATTAGTGAAACAATGAGCGCGTGCTTTTTGGAGCTAAAAAAGAGTGGCCCGGAAGCTGCAAAAGCTAAAAGAAAAAAACTGCTAATCCAAAAAATAATGGGTTAGCTATGAAGGTAAAGGATTGCCAAGCTTGTCTCGATCGATTCAGTGGACCGACAGGCTACCTTGAACTAATTACAGATTTGGCGGTTGAGTTCGAACACTCAACAGAGGAGGCGAACAAGTTTGTCGATGCGGAGTCTAAGAAATTTCTAAACAGGGAATGCGAGTGTGCAAATTTCAACAAAAGAACAGATGGATCGATTGCGGAAACCGCCGAGATGCCGTTCCTTAATGCTTTGCCACCGGCAAGGCTAAAATGGAAAATCAAGCAAAAATAGGACCACGCCTAAAACAAGGCGTGGTCCTATTTTGCTTGATTTCACCTATGGGCACTTTATAGCTTTCAAATTATCTCCATTCCAATAAAAAATTTCAGCGCTGCTTCCATGCGGCGTCCCGCTTAAATTTTTCCATAGCCAACTCCTCTGTCCCTTCTTCGCTCCATGCTCCCACGGTGCGCCCTGAATCAATCTAGAAAATTCCAGGCTACCAACAACGGGATTTTCCCATTCAACCGAATCGACTGGAGTTGAAAGTTTAAGTCTATTTTCATCAAATTCGATCGCAACCTCAATGCTCCCATTTCCTTCGTTGCTAATGTTTCCAATAGCTAGCCTTCTATGGTAGTTCGTTCCATGTCCACATCCACCAAAATTTCCGGCATCTTCATACAGAAGGTTTGCGGAGTAGGTCACTTCCAAGCCCATCTTGTCGCCTGAATCGCATTTGCCCGGAACCAAACACGGACTTGTATTATAGCCCCTTGCGGCAACTTCCAAAATAGGAAGAGAACGATCTAGCGGTTCACCCTCTTTTTCTGCCACTAAATTAAATAGAGCAAAATTATCAGAAGTTTTCGATAGCGGAAGCCCAAACAAACCGCGAATAATTATTTTAATCATGCCTTTTGTAATGCTACGAACATTTACCGTCGGCGTTTGCGTTGGCGTTGGTCTTGCCGTTGGAGCGGGGATGGACGGAATGGGAGTTACTTGTTGCCACGTTTCGGTTGGCGTTGGCGAAACCTGCGGTTCATTGCAATTTTGCAAAACTTCACACGGCTTAGGCAAAAATCCGCAACCCGAAAACGCCCAAGCCAGCAACCCAAAAACAATCAAGGCAACCCCAAGAATAAACAAATCTTGAAATATCCTAGATTTTCTGTTTGCGCTCATCATGTAAAACGCTCCTTCTTTTCTATTTGCATGGAAACATTCCATCTATTTTACTACAACCGATGATCAGATCTATTTCGTCATCTGTCGAATTGCATACAACATCATTTAAGGCATCGCAAGCACTCTTGATGCCATTCACGGCTTTGGCGTGTTGCCTTGATAAGTAATTCTTATACAATGCCTCACTTGCTTTCTTATCTTCTTTTGAGCTTGCATTCATTGGCTTTGTTCTTGCTGCTAGCATTGTATTTTCCTTTAACTGTTTTGATTGGAGTTGGCTTGGTTTCCGCTTATCTGCTTACGGTTCGCAAGTATCGAAAGGGAATTTTCAATACTTTTCATTGCGTCCGTATTGTTGGATAAGATTGATTTGACTTCTTCACCGTGGGCCTTTTCTACCTTGATTCGTTCATCTTTTTCCTTGATCAACAAGTGGAGCATGACTCCAGATATGATCAAAAACAAAACAACACCACAAGCCAAAACAAGCGAATTATTGCTTTCGCTCAACTTCACAGCGGCTTGTCCTGCTTGGCTTATGACTTGCGTTGTGGTTATTGGATCGGCTTGTGCAAAGAAATGAAAAAACGGTTGCATATCTATTCACTCTATTTTTACTCGACTTGTTCTAGGCATAAAAAGCAATCGAAACCTTTGCCAGAATATTGCTGAATCATATTTACCTAACTTGTTATGGGTTGCCTTGTTCAAACCAAAGAATTGGAAACCCTGCTTGAGAATCAGTTAATCCAATATACAGATCCGATGGATCTATAATGCTAGGCGCTCCATTGTTTGCCCATCCCTCAATGTTTTCGTATGCTGTATGGAATATTTGTTTATGAAACGAGATATTTCCCCCGTCTGTGTCTTGTTGAATTTGTCCAGACGAATAGAAATTATGGTCTGAAGAATAAGGTTCGTTTACAAGAATTCCGCTTGATTTTGTTACTCCGGTATGTTGCGAATTCGTTCCAATTGCTTCGGTATTATTAAGAAAACCAATAAAATAAGGTCCAGTGTCAATGTAATTTTGATACGCTTTCGACTTGACGCCATTAGATGAAGCGTCAATTGCGCCAAAATCAGCATACAAACTATACGGAACCCCGTTAACATTCCTATACAACGTTGGTCTAATTTTCGCGTTAGAATCGAGCGTTGACGCTATAACGGTAAACTTTACGTTTTCAATATAGGTTCTTTGGTGCATGAAACACGGATAGAAGCCAAACTTTAGATCATCAAAATCAGCATTAAAAATTGAAATCTGAAAAAACTTCCAACCGGGAACAAAATGTTTAGCTGTAGACTCATAAGGTCCAATATTGTCAAAAGGATAAACTCTCGGACTTTGCTTGACACCGTTTATAATGTCCATATTTGTTACCCTTCAAAATCAACAACAGCGATCACGGTTGAAGTTTTTCCACTTGCTGCCGGAGCAATAACAGAAACAATCGATCCGCTTGGAATTGGAATTGCAACATCATAAACCCGCGTAAATTCAGTTTGGGAATTCAGAGAAATGGTGTCTAAAATCCTATCGTAGTCCGTTCCCTCTCTGTGCGTCAGCTCCACAGAAATATCAAGCGAAACCGAACCGGAATATTTCACGGAAACCATTTTAAGGTTTCCAGAATTTCGCTCTGTAGTTTCGCAATCAACTTGAAGCTCTGTATTAGTGTCACTCTTCCCAGAAAATTCACCTCTCGATTTTGAGTCTGAAGGCGTTATGTATGCAGGATTTACGGTATTCGCCATGACTTAACCCCTCGCTTATTGTATCACAATACCATATAAACAAACATAAAACAACCAAGCACTTTACCAAATGACAACCATGCAATCTAGTAAGGTTATACCACTGTTATTTATATAATTTATATCCCAACTCGTTCCAGAATTGTATGACACGGAAACGTCAAAGTAATGCGATTCAATTGGAGTTGTGTTTCCAAACACAAAAAACTTGACAACCGGAATATCTGCTGAACTTGACTTATTTGGAATGTTCAATGTGAACGTTCCACTTCCAAACAAAGTTTGAGTTGCTGTATATGTTGGCCTTGCCCACTTTGAACCGATTAAAGCGTGGGCTTGTGTTTCGCCACCGCCAACCGAACCATTTTGAAAGTTCCTATTCTGACAAATGCCATCCAAATATTTATCGGTAGCAAATGCTTCATCTTGGAATCCGACTTCAGGAACCCTGATTCCATTATTCATCCTGATTTTGTTCGCAACAAATGAACTCAGGAAACCGGATTCCCCACAATAACCGGAGCTTTTCTTGTAGTCTAGCAAAGCAAATCCTATCGACGGCAAGACACTACGATTCTTATTTGCTCCGGTTGCTCCAAGCAATTCAAATCTAGCGCCAGAACCTCCGGCCGTTGACTGAAAAACAAAGAGTCCTCTTGTTTTACTGTCCACCGTTGAGTCATAAAAACAAGAAAGCAAAACGGGATTAGTGTCAAATACTTCCGCTTTCATTTTCGTTTCAATGTAATCAGCAAGATCGTTTAGTTCGTAAGTATCAGGATCAAGCTGAACATTGTAAACCGCTGAAACATAACCAGAATCGGGATCCGCAAACCTGAAATCTAAATAATCATTTTTCCCTGTTACAATCCTAATTGTATCTTCAAAGTTATATGTTCTCTCTGTGTATGTTCCATCATGTTTGTGTCCGGTTGTTGGATCCAAAAGATACTCAATCGTTTTCCTGTAATGCTCTAGCGCCAAAATATTGTTTCTGAAAGCCAATGCAAGATAAGCGGTTAGCGGCTTGTATTCGTGCGTTAATTCAGCAGGTATATTTATATGACTCATCTTTCACCTATGTTATCGAAGCAGATCCATAACAGGCAACATATACGCCTGAAATTGGATTTATTGCATTGTTTTTCACATATATTTTATTGTTGTCTTGCATATCAGCTAAAAACCCGCCATCTTCACTGTTCGCAAAAACACAATATGGAATCGGATAGCCTCTGTTATGCGCAAATTCAGCAGTTGAACCACCGTTGATTGTTTTCGGGCTTGATATGGTTGGTTCGCCAACCTCGGATCTTTGCATTGAATCGTCGATGGTTTTGCTTGTTCCGATGGCTCCGCTTGCTGTTTTCAATCCAGTGACAGATCCATCCTTTGCCGTTCGATTGCTTACGGCGTTAGCAGCAACAGCAATGACGCCACCAGTTCCTACCGGTGGACCCCCAGGATATGTTGATCCGGGATCATGATCGTGCTCATCGGCTTTTTGTTTTTCGCTTCCGGTTTTAGTTTCCAGATCTACCCTGATTTGATCAAGCGATTTAGAAAACTTCGTTACGTTGCCTTTGTGCGTTGCGGATGGATCGCCATCCCCTAGAATCATTCCTGTTTTTGGATTTGGAGAAACCTCATCATTTCCAATAATGATACTAAGCATAAATCCTCCTACATAAAATAAATATCAATCCCATGCACTCCGGTTCCGTCGTCACTCCAATTCCCTGCATCCGGTGAAGTATGCGCATAAGCAAAAACAAATCCAAATTTCAATGTAGAATTTGATTGATCGCAAAGATAAGCAGCCCCTCCAACTTGCTGCATAATGACTCCCTTTTTCCCTTTTGGATTTGATACTATAAAAGTGTCTCCTTCATAATTAAAATCATCATGGGTTGAATCATGCAACGGCGTTCCGTCTGCATTGTAGGTTGGATCCGCTGTGATATGCCAACCAATTGTGCCATTTATTTTTACGGGAGTTATGCAAAGGTTAGCAAAATTACCGGATTGCATTGTATTTGCTGCAATTTTGGATTGATCGAAAGCATCTGTTTCGATCATTTCATTCAGTCTTACTGCATCATTCGCTATTCCATTTTCACCTATAGGATTATCGGAATGATCATGCGTTTCAATAAATTCTGTTATAGCTTCAACGTTTGGATCGACTCCGCTTGATCCGGTTCCTTCACTCCATAAATACAAATCCTTAGCAAGCAAACCAGTTAATTCATCCAGCAATGTTTCCGTCATTGGCGAATTAGTGTTTAGTTGGCTATTATTTATAGTGGGCCATGAAGTCATGTTTGTTTAGCTCCAAGAATAAGGTTCGTCACCGTTACTCATTTGCTCAGTTGCCTCGTCCGCAAGCCAGGCAAACGTGTTTTTCTCTTCCGTCGTTGCGCTAGTATAATCAACAGTTCCGGCCGGAGAAATAACCCCGCGTCTCCCCGCCTTCAAAGGCTTGGTCAAGTCAATGAGTTCAAAAGACATTTTGTTTTGTCCTGGCTTAGAATTTAAAACAGTTCCATATCGAATTGCATCTGGACCGATACCGTCCAAATCTTTGTAATGTATTGTTTTTACTTCAACAATATCGCCAGGCTCAATGAGATGTTTTTTGAAAAAGCAGTCAATTGACAATAAAAAGGCTGGATCCCCATACAATTGGAATATCTTATCCATTACAGCGTAAGCCGTTCCAACTCCACCGTTAATAGATTGCAATCCTCTGGATTTAATTTCAATGATTCTTTTTTGGTTCTTGTATTTACCGGAAAGAAACTGAGGTGAAGCCCTCATTGGAAGCTCAAGTAAAAAGCTACTTCCATCATAATCAAGAAAAAACTTGATATGCGTAACATGGTATTCGCGTGAATCTTTAATTGATGGTCTTTTGGCGTCAAGAATGTTGGAATCGTCAAGTCGCTCAAGCGTTGCGCTTGGATTTGGTGAAACCGGATAAACAATCCTTGGTCTTCCTTGTCCGCTTAAAATAAAATAACCTCCAAGCGCCAAAGCGAAATCATTGTCAATAATACTCTTGACGCTTTCGTCTCCCGAAAAAGTCATATCAATAGGAATCGCCATAACTTGATCTCTCATTGTCAACATATAATCAGCATCAACTTCATTTAATTCTGGAGTCGCTGGATCATAATACATTCCAGCACCGGCCCAAACGGGCCATACATTGTAATCTGTTGACGGAGAATCGCCACCCGAAATCAGAAGCTTCAATGCAAGATCGATCGCATTACCTTGAAGTCTTACTCTATCATAAACGCCATCTGAATCAGAATCAATTAAAGTCAAACTTCCACCGTCAAACTCTTTTTCAGTTGTCGTGAAAGGCTCACTTGCAATGTCTTTTGATGCAAAGATTGGAGAATTGATTTTTGACATAGCATCGGACACCTCAAGATCAAATAAATCTCCGTCTCCAGCGAAATCAAAATCAGAAACTTGAGCAGCGTTCATAACCGTCAAATAATCGTCAACGTGCATTCCACGAAAGCCAAGCTTAACGACGGCTGGAACCCCCAAAAATTCGTTTACTTGCCTTGCCGTTGAGAGAACTTGATTGGCGTCGGTCAAACTGAACTTCATATTGCCAACTGAACTTGTTCCATCAAATAACATAAGTGTGGCGGGTTGTAAGATTGGTTCTTTTGTAATGATTTGATATGTTGATAACCCTATGACTTGATCTGTGCTAAGATTCAAATTAACTGGTTCGCCAAGCTGCAACAAATAAATCTTATCAAAGCATCCGCTTTCATTGTGTATTTCATATTCAACATTAGTATCAATCATGTTTCACCTTAAACTTATTATGTCATTCTGGTTTCAATGAGTTGCATTCTTACGTTGTAAAGATTATCGCCAGAATCAAACTTAACATTCCTTCCTTTTTGCGAAGGAGAACAAACGCAACGCCAAACTGTTCTTTCCAGATTTGGCGGGTTCTCCTCATCATAAAGATCTTCGATTGTAAGCGTATCTCCGCTCAGAAGTGTATCCCCAACGGCAAGACCTTCAATCATCAAATCATTAAAAATAATGTTTCCGGGATATAATCCAGCAATATCGATTCCAACAAGCATTGAAGATCCAGCATTCGCCATGTATGAGGAATGCGTGTCACTATCAACCGAAGCACCATTGACGATCAATTCAATTGATCCGCTTCCAGGGTTCGTTCCATCGAAATCCTCATACGATAAAGCAAGATGGAATTCATCGCCTTTTGCGATGGTATGGGTTCCTGAATTCACTTGCAACCTAGTTAAGCTTCCGTTATCAAGATAAACATATCCATAAAATCTACCATTGTCATCGACATTAAATCCAATTCCAACGGGGTTAATTGTTCCTCGTTCTCCTGATTCCATGATTTGCATTAAAGTAGAAGGAGCATTTGTTGTAGTCCAAGGAATCGTTACCCAAATGTGAACTGTAAATTTAAGTCTGGATCCCGCTTGATGTTGATTGGTTTGAAGAACATAAGCAATGGGATTTACAAAATAAAGTTCTTCGTTCGAGTCCCGTGAACCGTCCGCGCTCCTTGTGCTACCACTTTCGGCAAGAGCCTTGAATGGTGTAGCAAAAGCACGTGGCTCAACTTGGATATTCGTTACAGAAATCGGAGCGTTCCTAAGATTCGCGGAATACTCCAAAACGAGCCTTGCTGTTGTATCCGTCACACTTCCGATTGTGGAAGAGTTCATTACAGTTGTGAAGTAATACCACTGCGGGGTTGACTTTGGCGAGATGGTTCCAAGAGTAATTGTATTGCCAGTTCCGTCCGCACACTTAATTTTAATAACTAGCGTTCCAGTCAAACTTGATTCTATATTTCGTTCTGCTCTAGCCAAAATAGAAACAGTGATAAAACCCAGATTATCAAGTTGATCCGGCATTTCGAAATCTTTATACCAGTTCCCTGAACCTGTCGAATTTTTTGCTCGAACTCTTCCCCAAAAACTAGCTGGTCCATCGGGCGGGATATACTTGATAACCTGAAGTTCAATATTCGAACTTTGCGTTATTGTTCCAACACCGTCCTTCCAATCTCCATTTGGAAAATAATTTGTTTTATCATAGCTTCCTGGGTTGCTTTCAAAAACACCGATTGCCCCTCTTTTGTATTTCCCGCCAAGTGGAACCTTGGAATAGCTTCCACTAAAGAATCGATGACCCCTGTAATCATAATCTTCTACTCCAGTGGCGTGAAACAGTTTGGTTCCATCGCGCATAAGCTCAATCTGGTGCCCACGAACCAAACTTCTCTCTTGTGTCAAAAGCAGTCTGTTTTTGAGCGCAAGATCGCAGCCCATAATCTGAACGTCAAGCATATCAAAATTTTGCCCAACATGCGTTTCTGTCGTTCCATTCCAAGATCGATTTACTTCGATTTGATTGCTGGTGGTATCTGGATCTATTTCCAGATATTCAGTCAAATCATAAGAGGCACAATTGAAAACCTCAATAATCCTTGGAAGTCCGCGTATTTGCTCAAATTGCGTATCAGACATTTGCGAAACCCTTACTTGTTTTTATTTGGTTTTAGATGCAATTAGCGTTCCGTTGTTGAATATAACGTGTTGGCTCAAGGCTTTGCTTATTGCTGGAGCAACCGCCCGAGCAACGTCATCGGCAGGAGTCAGCATGTTCCGAAGCTCAACAACAATTTTGAGCGTTCCTAAAACTCTATCAGGATCGCCACTTCCCGCCATTGAATTGAATGGATTTGCTCCGGTTTCATTTGCGTAACTTAATGCTTCATCGCCAAAAGCTTTCCGACCACGTTCATTCAAAATAAATTCTTGAGAGTTTGCCTTGTCAGTGAATCCGAAAGAATCGCTTCGACCGAAACCGGGAACCCGTCCAAGTGGACCGCCTTCCTCGTGCGCCATTGCAGCCTCACCGGACGCCATGAGCCCCTTGAAAATTGCCAAGTATGTGGAGTAGACACTTGGGCCAATCACGGGAATGCTTGCCGTCCATGCTGCGATAGCGCTTGGAACCGTAGCAGATTGCGCGGCCTTTTTTGCTGCACTCGTAGCAACTGCCGATCCAGCCGTCGCAACGTCTTTTGCAATCGCAGTTGCAGCCATTTCAACAAATGTGGCAACAGCTTTCATTGCAAACTCTCTGATAAGTCCGCCAACCACTTCATTGAATGATTTATGCTCAAAAATCATTTGATTGAGAGCGCCAGAAACGGTCGAGCTTATCTTTTTGGCGTAGTCTTGGTATTGCTTTTCATGTGCGGTATTGATCTTCTTTTGTTCCGCAAGCAATCCAAGCTCAACTTTTTTTCTTGTTGCTGCGCTTTGCTCTGCAACGTGAGTCACTTTTTTGTATAGAGAAATCTTTTTATTAGCTATCTCAACCTCGCTGCCGCCTTCAACTTCGATTTGAGCCAATCTTTCTTCAAGTAACGCATCGAATTTTTCGTTTTGTTGCTGTTTCGCTTCAAGTTGACTGTCCTCCGATGCTTTTTTTGCTTCGAGTATCTTTTCGATCCATTCAGTTTCGGTTTCCAGCTCTTTTTGTTTGCGTTCAGATAAGGCAGACAAAGACATTTCGTTCAGGTTTGTCTGATACTCATACTGACTTTGCAAGTCTTCCTCATGCAAAGCATTGTATTGTTCTTGGTATTTCAAATAAACTTCAAGTTTGCTTTGCTCGGAACCGTCGGTTAAACTAATTTCCCTTTCGATTTGGTTTTCGAGAGCCTTTCTTTTTTCTTCAAGTGATTCTTCTTGTGTTTTTTTGGCTTCGCTAGCGTTTCGTTTGTCAATTTCGATTTTCTCTTTGGCTGCGTCGCGCTCTAGTTGGTTTATTTTTGCTTTATAGTCAAATTGAGCCGACAAATTATCAGCATTTATTGAGTTAAATGTATCTTGATATTCCTTGACTATTTCAAGCTCTGCTTTTTTCGATCCGTCAGTCAAAGACAATCTATAATTGATTGAATCCTCAAGGTCTTTGTTGCTCTGTTCAATTAGGCTTTTTTGATAATCAAGCTGCTCTTGTCCTGCTTCTCGATTTTCAGAATTGATCATCGAATTTATTTTTTTGGCTGTAGCAGGCATTTTGACAAGATACTGCTCGTGCTGTGCGACAAACATTTGCAGCACGGACAGCCGATCTGCGTGACTTTTGACTGATTCGTCTTTTAGCTTTGCATCAAGTTCCTCCATGAGCTTTACGGAAGTAACCCCAGCTTCAGCTACTTCATTTTCAATTCCACTTAAATCAAAGCCTGTATCAATTTTATTGGCAAGATCAATTAAGTCAGATTCGATGCTTTCAAAGTATTTATCAGAGGCATCTTTAGCGGCCTGCATTTTGTTAATTTGTTCAGTTGTGACTTTACCCAAAAGCCAATCATAAAGACCAAGCGCAATGTTTAAGTTTTGATATCCTGCTGAAAGCAATTCCACCGCTTTAATTGAGGCTATAAAAACATCAATAACGCCAGATCCGACAGCCTTCATGTTGGATCCTTTTTGGGCCCATTCAGTCATACCTTCAATTACTTTGGATATAACTTTTGTCATTCCCGCGATAGCAGGAGCCATTCCATCAATTAAAACAGAAATTAAATCGCCTAATTTATCGTCAACTATTTCAGTCGCACCAACCCAAACCTGAGATGATTTTTGGCCTTCTCTTGCACTATCCTGAACCTCTTTAGAAACCTTATTCCATGCTCTTCCAATCAAGGACACAACGCCCGTAAGCGATAAAAGCGCAACCTCAGTAAATCCACCCTTTTTTGCTGCATCAAGCAACGAAAATGCAAAAGCGGTAATTTGGCCGACTGAACCTCCCATGCCTGCGGCGAGCGCCTGAACAGCAGCCTTTAGTCTTTCTTTTTGTTCCTGTGACTTCTTTTCCTGTTCTTCTGATTTTTTATTTGCATCTTTGTTTTTATTTGTTGCGTTTGTATTGGAATCAATGACTCCACTTAACGCTACAAAAACTTCCTTGGTTGCATTCAAAACCGTTGCCAACGCTTGCATCTGCTCACTTGAAAGATTGGCATCATCTCCAATCTTGAGGATAGCAGCAAATAACTTTTCGATGTTTTGGATTGCGGAACTTGAATCCGCTGTAATCTTTATTTTTGCTTCATTTGACATCTTATTTACCTAAAGAAAAAGGGTAGTTTGCTTGTGTTTTTATTTATGGCATGAGAAGGAGCCCAAACAAACTACCCTTATTTTAATTGTTGAGCTTAATTAAGCGATCGTTTCCATATTGCGAAGCTCGATCTTGATCATTGGAAGATCGTGAACGGTATCACGTTCAAGCTGGAAATTGTATGGTTGCTCAAGTGTTCCTTGCGTTGCTTGTGCGGTATCACCAATTGGCCTTGCGGCATAAGCTGTGATCTTTAAGCGTTGCTTAACTTCAGGATTTGTGTTGATGATTTCTCCAAGTTGAGTCATTACAATCTTGACGGTATTATCTTTATCTTCCCAAGCCGTGTTGAAATCATCCCGTAAAGCGTTATCGTCTTCAAAATCCCATCCGGTTTGGAACGCTGCCGAATGCTTTCCAGTTCGAGTCGCCTTTACTGCCTTTGTGCTTCCAAGTCCGTGCTTCAAATCAGTTGGGAAATTGACAGAGTAATTCGCGCTTCTCATGTATTGGTTAACATATTCGTTTTCACCAATCTGAATGCTTGAACTCAAGTTTCCGTCTGGATTTCCCGGAACATCATTGAGTGTTCCGCCCGGCAAGGAGATAGCCGTAATCTCTTCAATATATCTCCCTTTAAATCCAAGCGTGATCGCCGGAGCGTGCGGATCGTTTTCGCCCCAAGCAAAAGCCAGGGTTGTAGGGAACGCCGTATCCATTCGTTGTGTAACAAGATCCATGTTGCACAAAATCGTTAAACCCTTATCCTGATTTTGTGCAGTTAGAAATCTGTTGCTTCGAACTGGAATAAAAACATGATCGTAACATCGCGTGTATGCTCCCAAAGCATTTCCAGAAATTGAAACCGGAGCCGATGAATCCGTCAAATCATTTGAGCCCCATCCGATCAAGTTCCGAATTGAGCTAGAAGCATTTGGTCCGCTTGCAAACAAAATCTTCAAGTAGCTTGAATCGGATGCGATAACAAATTGTCCGGTTGCATCGTCAAATGTAACGGTGTATGTCACGCTTCCACCGCCACCAACGCTAGCAGCTTCCATTGCTGTTTTGATTGCTGTGCAAAGATCCTCGGGAGTATAGTCTCCTAAAGCAACCGTCGCCGTAAGGATAGGGTTTCCTGCGTTTCCCTCTCGAAAATTGATATACTTATTTGAATTGGTTACAGTAAAGGCTTGGACTTCAGTTTCGGTATGAAGGAAAGCCATAGACAAAACCGTAGCTAATCCCTCATAATAACAATCCATCGGGATACTAGCTTCGCCCGATTGATTTTGCTTCCTCATAAACTGAGGTTCGCTTCCATACAATTGATCCGATGCTTTGCTTGGCTTGGATTCCTTGAGCCCTCCCGCCTTCATCGGAAAATACTTAAACGCATCCAGATCCGTGATCGCAGTTCCAAACGTGTCTTGAATTGCGAAAGCAACAAAATTATTTGCGCCTTGTCCGCTTGCCATATCAACCTACCTCTTTCTTCCTAGCCAGGATTATTAAATCGAACTCGCGTTCCGACACTCAAAACAATTTGACCAAGACTTATATATTGATCATTTCTTTTTTGCGTAATCCAACCTCCGCCCGAAAGCGCAGTGTAATCAAGTCCAGTCAAGCTCCGATTCATGTTCAAATTAGATCCGCCCCCTGTCCATGCGTTTATAATAGCACAAGCCGCGTCGAGACTTCTAATCTCGGCGTCTTCCTGTGATGGTCCAAGAGCTGCAATACAAATCAACATATCAATCCCCCATTCCTGGGAATAGTTATCACCTGCTTTCCTTGGCTTTTGGTGGGGCCAATTCAAAACGTCAATCATAATCATTGGGCATTCATCTTCTACAATATCATCGATCCCAATGGTTCCGCGTTTGAATTGCCAAACTGGATTTTCTACATCATAGTATGTTGCGTCATCTGGCGACCATGAATCGTTCCCGCGATCTTGCGCTAGCTCCAACACTTTTGCAGCAATATCGATCGACGACAAGTAAGCGAGTGCCCCTTTCCATATCCGCACAAAGTTTGCTTTGACATAGTTATTGTTAGTTGACATATCTTTAGTTTCCCTTCATGTTTAGCGCTAGTTGTTCAGCCAAATAAAAATCGGCCGCGCTTGTTCCGATTGCTTCAGTTTCCTCTATTGTCGGCATAAACTTCCTTGCAGGTATTATGACTTGCCGTTTCAAAAGATATTGATACCGAACAATTTCCTTGACGCCTTTTCCATATTTTTTTTGTGTCTTTTCCGCTAGCCAACCTGTAGATCCCGAGGTTCCCAAAACATCGCGCATCGGAATAAAAAACAATGCTCTCGGGAAATTTCTTGGGCTCTTACTTTCTTTCGCTTCCTTTGTGACTGGTATAGCTAGATTTTTCGCGCGTTTCGGCTTGACAACTCCACCATAATTCATTAGTGCAGCTTGAATCAATCTACTTCCAAATAAACCATAATCCGGGAATGCTGAATTATAAGACTTTTCATTTGGCTTCAAAACATCTGGAGTTATTCCTCCAATCGTTTGTTTTAGCAATCCTTTATCAGAAAGAGGCGCTTGTCCTTTCCTTGCAATCAAAGTTAATGGAGCAAGCGGATCCCATCCCTTGCCCCAATTCAGATAAACATATCTTTGGAGATCAATAATGATCCGTTCGAACAGTTTTGTTTTGTCAACAAACAAACCTTTAAGAATGTCAAGCCGATTGGTTAAGTCTGCAACATCAACCGCAATCGAAAATCCTTCCCTTGAAATCGCCATATTAAGCCGCTCTTTTTATTTTGATTGTGAAGGCATTATCAACTAAAAGCGGTTCCAAGCTAATGTCAAAATCAAGATTCCCAAAACCCGAACCCTTCAATGTTGGGATCTCGCCGTTTGCTCTCAACTTCGGATACTCGATCAAGATTTGGTTGTAATGTGGAATAGATGGAATCTGAGATTGACGCATCAAAATAGACAAACTCAAATCTGTTCTATTTTGTATGGCATCGACCAAAAACAGTGTTGTCGAATCATAATCCCATTTCAGTTTGACACTTGGAACACAAACCGTTCCACCTTCAACACCAACCGGGGTCAAGCTTCTCGCTACTTCCTTTAGTTTGCGGTTCCATTTCCATTGCAAATCAATTGAGTAAACATCTAATTCATGATCCATCGAGCCATCATTTATTACAACCTTAAAGCTATCAAAAACATTTTCAACTCCAACATAGCTTGGAGCACTGAAGACATTTGATGCAATGCTTGGAACTGAAATCGGTTCAAGTTCCATCTTGCCAACACCATCAAAGTTCATACCAAAGTGTTGATCTTGATTTGAAAGCGAAAGCCTTGCTTGTGTAATTGTATAGCCAACATATCTAAAAAGCTTGTAGTCTCGAACAACGTCAACTGTAATTCCACTTGGAATGAAATCTTTCTTATGCTTGAATGTATTTATTTCGTAACCCGTCAATGGATGCAAGACAACAGGATCACAAAATACTTGAGAGAACAGATCAACACATTGATCATTATTCAACAATAAATCGATCCCACCAACAACTTTCTTTCTTGACAGTAGTTGCCCGTTGCTTGTTCCCATTCTCGATGGTCGGCTTGAAGATAGTTTGTATTGTTGTTTTAATGATTCACCGTTGGTATGCAAGTATTTGTTTGGTGTTGCGACAGAATTAAAATCTGTCTGCACACCATAGCGAATGTATCTTGAATCAAGATCGCTCATCTAGCTAAATCCATTTTGGGTAGGTATTGTCACGCACAACACCATAATCATCGGGATTAAAGAAGCCCATCATTGGCCTCGCAAGCTCGGCATACCCACTTGAGTATGATCTCCTTGGAATAATAACGCCGTTGTCCATTAAAATTCTTGAACCGCTTGCATACTCGTTCAATTCATCTTCGGCTCTTTTGTATGCTTTCTCTCCCGTTGAATCGCTTGTGGATTCACTACTTCCAACATGCGTCAATAAAGTTGACGTTCCATAAAGCAATGGAAAGAAAAGATCAACAAGCGTTTGCGGTGGATTGTCGATGAATCCAGACGTTTCGTAAAGCTCCGAAAGTGAATTGATTATTTTGTTTTTTGTTGCTGTAACATCTCCAGCCATCCTGTTTTCTATATCGTTCCAATTTAACTTCTTATATTTGTTTCGAACATCCGATATCGTGGGCCATGTTGCCATAATAAAAAGAGCCGATAAATGTTTAATATTTATCGGCTCCTCCGTTGGTTGGTATGATTCAAGTCACAAAAATCAACACTCAGGTTGATTACTCTTTGGAGTAAAGACATTGCCAAGAATTAGCCGACTGATTTGTTAAAGTGATCAAAACATCCGAACCGTTTCGGTGTGCCACATAATAGTCCACATTCTCAACGACGGTTCCAGGAGTGTTCGATTTCCAGCAAGCCGGGCTAGTGTCTTGGGCGATTGAGGTAAATGCCGGTGTCCCCGCGTTTTCGTCTGCCGCTGCTGATTTCAGAGTTTGAGTAACATTAAAAACAAATCCATTTGGATGATTGGTAACTGCGGTTGACGAAGCAACAAAACCAATTTTTGTGATTGCATCTCCGTTTCCACCAGCAAGCGGCTGGATGTTCAACTCAACCTGAGTCCACTTGTTTCTAGGAATTGCAGG